AAAATGCGATGTGGTTATTATAGAGGGGGTGATGGATTATCATGGCCAAAAACATGAATGGCTTATCCCGTGAATTTATTATTCACCCGGGAGAAACATTAAAAGAAATCTTGGAAGACAGGCAGATGAGCCAGAAGGAGCTTGCCATACGAACTGACGTAACAGAACCGCATGTCAGCAGTATAGTTAACTGCCAAAAAGCCATCTCTGTTTCCTATGCCAAAAAACTGGAATACGCTTTAGGCATTGATGCTAGCTTTTGGGTTAATCTGCAGGCCAATTACGATAAAGAATTAGCAGATTTTGAGGAAATTAACGGAATTTCCGACCGGGAGCTGGAGATTCTAAAAAGGTTAGACAGCATAGTGAAACACCTAAAAACGATTGGCTTGTTGGAACCGGAGACTCGTGGGCCAATGCTTGTTATTAACCTGAGGAAACTTCTAAATATTAGCAGCCTTATTCGGATACCTGAGGTCTTTCAAACAGGAGCCTATCGTTTAGCCACTGCTACCAATGTTGATCCCTATGTTTTATTTACCTGGCTGAGAATGTGTGACCTGATTGTCAAGGAACAAGAAACTGAGCAAGGGTTGGATATTGACAGATTAAAAGATAAGATCCCTTTGATTAAAGAGCTGATGTTTGAAGATGTGGCCGATGTCCAATCCCGATTAAAAACCTATCTAGCTGAATGTGGCATCAAGTTTTCTATTGTCAAAAACTTTAGGGGTGCCCCTGTCCAAGGTGTGATTAAAAAGAATGATGATGGCACCTTAAACTTGCTTATGACCACAAGGCGGAAATTTGCCGATATATTTTGGTTCACATTTTTCCACGAAATTGGCCACATCATAAATGGTGATATCGAGGATAAGCTAGTTGACTACGATTTTGCTAAAGGTGAAGCAGAGGATAGGGCGGATGAATTTGCCGCAAATACTTTGATTGATCCGGCGGATTATGCGGGGTTTGTAGCAAAAAGGGATTTTACACTACCTTCTATCAAAAGATTTTCAGTTGAACAGAATATCCTCACCTATATTTTAATAGGTAGGTTACAAAGAGATGGACACGTAAGGTATCATCAATACTTAGGGGAAAAGGTTAAATATGTGCTCCCGGAAGGCTAGATAATTTTAGTTGAAATTGGGGGGAGGGGGAAAATGACAAAGGAACAAGAATTAATGCGGTACCTCCACAAAAAGGTGTTTGACCCAATTCTAGATTCACCAAATGCACCGTCCAATATAAAAAGCGGTGTAAACCTTACAATAGCAAGAATGAGCAGATTGAGTGCTGAAAAGATGGTTCAATATTTTTGGTCAGCCCTTGCCACAGATAATGCAATCAAATTTTCTAAAAAAATGAAAGCAGAGGGCCTAACACGTTTTGAGGACGTAATGGAAGAATTCAGAGATAAATTTAATGGTGAATGGCTCAGAACCTAGAATCTAAGGTCCAGGTTCATCGCAACAATACAAACTGGCTTCAGTCAGGAAGACTGAGGTTATAAGATGAGGGCCGCCTTTTTTCCGGCGGCTTTCGTCGTTTCAACCACTCTATTTTTAGGGTGGTTTTTTTATGCCTAGTTTTAAGGAGGTGAAATCCTTTGTATGAAAATACCCATTCTATCTAAGTTGTTTAAATCCCGGGCCGGGCCAGAAAATAGCTTCTGGCAGAATGCCTATGCTTTTTTCTTTGGCCCCACACCAAGCGGCAAAACGGTTAACGAAAGAACGGCTATGGCCACCTCAGCAGTTTATGCCTGTGTGCGGGTGTTATCAGAAACCATCGCCTCCCTGCCCATTCATCTTTACAGGCGCACCGGGCAGGGGAAGGAAAAAGCCATGGATCACAATCTATATCACCTGCTCCACGGTGAGCCAAATCCGGAGATGACTTCATTTGTGTTTAGAGAAACACTGATGGGTCATCTTTTACTTTGGGGAAACGCTTACGCTCAAATCATCAGAAACGGTCGGGGGCAGGTGGTGGCCCTTTACCTGCTGCTGCCGGACCGGATGGAAGTGGGACGCACAGAAAAAGGGGAGCTCTTTTACTGCTACCAAAAAGATGGCCGAGACTATCTTTTACGCCCGGATGAAGTGCTCCATGTGCCAGGCCTTAGCTTTGACGGTCTGGTGGGTTATTCCCCTATCGCCATGGCCAAAAACGCCATTGGTATGGCTCTGGCTACCGAGGAATACGGCTCCCGGCTTTTTGCCAACGATGCCCGGCCCAGTGTGGTGCTGGAGCACCCCGGCATCTTAAAAGACCCGGCCAAGATCCGGGAAAGCTGGAACAAGATCTACCGGGGCAGCGAAAACGCCCATAAGGTAGCGGTGCTTGAGGAAGGGATGCAGGTTAAGACCCTGAGCATGCCTCCCGAGCAGGCCCAGTTCTTAGAGACCCGTAAGTTTCAGATTGAAGAAATCTGCCGCATCTTTCGGGTGCCGCCGCACCTGGTGGCCAACTTGGAACGGGCCACTTTTTCCAATATCGAGCACCAATCCATCAGCTTTGTGGTCCATACCATCAGGCCCTGGCTGGTCAGGCTGGAGCAGGCTTTTAACAAATCACTATTCACCGGACGAGAAAAGGGCGAGCTATTTGCCAGCTTCGTGGTGGACGGCCTTCTAAGGGGAGATTATGAATCCCGCATGAAGGGCTACGCCATCGGTATTCAAAACGGCTTCATGTCTCCCAATGATGTGAGAAGCCTGGAAAACCTAAATCCCATCCCGGAGGAAGAAGGGGGAAGCACCTATATGGTCAACGGCAATATGTTAAAGCTCAAAGATGTGGGCGCTTACATTAATGAAAGGGGTGAGAAGGATCAAGAAATTCTGGAACTGGGTCAATAACGGAACCGGCAGATCCCTTTATTTGGACGGCTATATCGCCCCGGAAAGCTGGTTTGAAGATGAGGTAAGCCCTAAGGAATTTAAAAAAGAACTGGAAGCGGGAACAGGTGACATCACCGTCTGGATTAATTCTCCGGGGGGTGATTTTTTTGCCGCCTCCCAGATCTACACCATGTTAAAAGAATACCCGGGAGAGGTGTTGGTAAAGGTTGACGGTATTGCTGCCAGCGCCGCGGCGGTGATCGCCATGGCCGGGGATCTGGTCCTCATGTCCCCTACGGCCATGCTGATGATCCATAATCCGGCCACCTTTGTTTGGGGCGAGGAGACCGACATGCAAAAAGGCATGGAGATGCTGGCAGAGGTTAAAGAGGCCATCATTAACGCCTTCGAAAACAAGACGGGGCTGACCAGAAAAAAGATCTCTAAAATGATGGACGCTGAAACCTGGTTCTCCGCCGGGCGGGCGGTGGAGCTAAAATTTGCCGATGAGATTCTTTACAGCGAAGCCCCGCCCCAGGTGACGGACTTTATGTTTGACAAGGTGACGGTGGTCAATGCGCTCATGCAAAAACTGCCGGGTAAGAGAAATCCCGAGGCAGTTAAATCCGGCGGAGCGGCATACGAACAGCTTAGAAAACGGCTGGAACTAATAAAGTAAGGAGGAAAAAACATGAGCAAAATCATAGAACTGCGGGAGAAAAGGGCCAAGGTGTGGGAGCAGGCCAAGGCTTTCCTTGATGAAAAACGGGGGGAGGACGGTCTGCTGTCGGCGGAGGATACCAAGACTTACGAGAAGATGGAGACCGAGGTGGTGAATTTAGGAAAAGAGGTGGAGCGTTTAGAGCGCCAAGCGGCCATTGATCTGGAACTTTCCCGGCCTACCAGCCAGGCTTTAACCGGCAGACCAACCACAAGCGGGGAGGTGGATAAAACCGGCCGGGCCTCCGGTAAATATGCAAAAGCCTTCTGGAACGCCATGAGGCGGCCTGTGGTAAACGAATCCGATCGGCAATCTTTAACGGTAGGCACCGATTCCGAAGGGGGCTATCTGGTCCCCGATGAATTTGAAAGAACCTTGATCGAAGCCCTGGAAGAAGAAAACATCATGCGCACCCTGGCTAAGATCATCAAAACCTCTTCCGGGGATAGGAAAATTCCCGTGGTGGCCTCCAAGGGGAGTGCCACCTGGGTGGATGAGGAAGGGCCCATTTTAGAATCCGGCGATACCTTTACCCAAGTCTCCATCGGGGCCTTTAAGCTGGCTACCATGATCAAGGTTTCCGAAGAACTTCTAAATGATAGCGTCTTTGATCTGGGCAGCTACATCGCTAAGGAGTTTGGCCGCCGGATCGGGGCCAAAGAGGAAGAAGCCTTTTTCATCGGGGACGGGGAGGGGAAACCCACCGGCATTTTTAACGGCACCGGGGGTGCGGACCTGGGGGTAACGGCGGCTAAGGCCACTGAAATTACTGCCGATGAGCTCCTAGATCTCTTTTATTCCCTGAAAGCCCCTTACCGCAAGAAGGCTGTCTTTGTGATGAATGACGCCACCGTAAAGGCCATCAGAAAGCTAAAAGACGGCACCGGCCAATATCTCTGGCAGCCCTCCATTACCGCCGGGGAGCCGGACACTTTGCTGAACAGACCGGTGAAGACTTCCGCCTATATCCCCACCCTGGAAGCGGCGGCCAAGGTGATCGCCTTCGGCGACTTCGGTTACTACTGGATTGCCGATCGGCAGGGGCGGGCGTTTCAAAGACTAAACGAGCTTTATGCCGTTACCGGGCAGATCGGTTTTAAGGCCACCCAGCGGGTAGACGGCAAGCTGATTTTAGCCGAGGCCGTTAAATTCTTGCAGATGAAGGCGTAGGTGAAAATAGATGAGCAATGTAAAAAACTACAGCATCCAGGGCGGGGAAAAGTGGGTGGTGGAAGGAGAGCTGGAGCTTACCGGAGGCGGTAGGCTTCTTTTTAATGGTGGAGAGCTAAAACCAGTAGCGGGGCCGGAAGATAGCGAGGCTGGCACCATCGCCGAGTTAAAGACTAATTTTAATGCCCTCCTAGAAAAACTTTACGGCGCAGGGATTGTGGCGGCCGATAAATCGGCTTTAGAAGAAGCAATCCTTTCTGCATTGGGGCTTTTAGACGGGGCGGCGGTGGGTGAAGAGCTGGGGCAGTATCCGGAAGTTGCATATAACGCCTTTTTAGCGGCTATTGAAACTGCCCAAGGTGTGGCTGATGGAAAGGGCATTACCCAAAGCCAGGCGAACACGGCCACCGAGGTTTTGCAGGTAGCCACGGCGACCTTCGAAGAAGCGGTAATAGTATCGGCAGGCTGATAAAGGAGGTGATGGGTGTATGCCGGTAACCTTAGAAGAAGTAAAACTTTATTTGCGTCTAGATAGTGATGAAGAAGATACGCTCATCACTAATTTTATTTCCGTTGCTAAGGAGATCTGTGAAGATATTTTAAGATATCCCCTGTCGGAATTTGACGAAATCCCGGCGGTGGTCCGGCAAGCTCTGCTTTACTGTGTGGCCAATATGTACGAAAAAAGGGAAGGAAGCCATTACTACCTGAAAAACGAGGGCGGCGGTATCGAGGAGACGGTGCAGGTTATGAAGTTGATGCTTTCTAACCTGCGCCGGAAGGAGTGGTGACAAATATGGAAATTGGGGATTTAAGGCACCGCATAACCCTCCAAAAACTTGTCACCACCGTTAACAATAGCGGCTTTGAGGAGAATGCCTGGGTGGGTTATAAAACCCTTTGGGCGGCGCTTTCAAACCTTCATGGCCGGGAATACTATGCCGCCGCCGCCGTTCAAGCGGAAAACACGGTGAAGTTTACCATCCGCTATCTGCCGGGTCTAGATACCGCCATACGGATTTCTTTTCGGGATAAAAGCTATGACATAAAGGCTATCGATAACATCAAATATCAAAACCGCTTTCTAGAAATTAAAGCCCAGGAGGTGAAAGCCGGTGGCTAAGATGGAGCTATTAGGGATGGAGAATTTAATTGCCGAGGTGGAGAAATTAGGGGCTGCCGGAGACCGGATCGAAAACAAGGCCTTAAGGGAAGCGGGGGAGGTGGTCCGGGGGGCCATTGAAAAAGAAGCCCCTAAAAGAACCGTAACCTTAAAGGAAAGCATCAAAGCCTCCGGGGTACGCACCAGGGAAGGTATGAAACAGGTGCTGGTAGGCCCCGGGGATGCGGGCTGGTACGGCAAGTTT